AACACCATCAGTGTTTTGTTGCTGCTTCTCGGCTGCTTTTCTTGCTAATTCTTCTTTTGCCATCATTTTATCAAACGCAATCTGCTTGTAAGTTCCTTCCAAATCCGTTGAACCTGAGCGTAACGCTGCATTAACAACTTCTTGGATGTTGAAATCCTGATACTTCTGCTGCAAACCTTGAACTTCTTTCTCAACTAATTGTTGAGATTGATATTCTTCAAAAGAAGCAATCCGCTTATCTAACTGTTTATATTTGTCATCCGAAGAATCTAAATATTGAAAACCGTCATCCTCAGAAACCATCTCTGTTACAGCCTCACGGCTAATACCATAATGATTACTCAACATGTCAATAGTTGCAGCAGGGTCACGCTGTAAAGCCGCTTCAAGCGCACTAGCAAACTGGAACTGGTCCCGTTGCTGAGATAACTCTTGCGTCTTACGAGTATAATCTGCTTGCCTTTGATAGCCAGCAATTGCTTCAGATAATGGAACTTGCAGTTCCTCACCATCCAACTTTACAGGAACTCTATGATTAGAGTATTCCTCTACAGATAAATATGGTGTTGTATCTTGGGCTTCTGAAACATCTTCCGAAACGGGTGACCCAACGGGTTCCTCGGCTGACACTTCTACGAGTTCATCACTCATTAATTTTATTCTCCTGAGTCCTAGTTGGTTGCTCTATATATAAATAGAGTCGTTCCCTACTGAGGTGGCTGTCCTTGCAACAATGCTGCAAGTTGTGCAGGGTCGCCATTCAATGGCAAACCTGCACCACCCTCAGGTGGCATCTGTTCAGGACCAGCGGGGACAGGAGGTTGCCCAGCAGGTGCGCCCATAGGGGCTTGTGGTTGAGCAATAAACTCATCAGGGTTCTTCACACCAAAACCTTGCTGCAATACATATGCTGCAAGTTTTGGCATATCTATGATGCCTGCACCAGCAAAAGGTGCCATAGCGTCAACCATTTGTAAAGCCATCTGTCGGCGGAAAGACTCATTATGAGGTTGCGTTGAACCAGCAACTACCTCAAAATCAAAATCACCTTCCAAATAGTCACGGTCATATTGAATCCAAACAGGTTCACCATCCTTACCCATAACACGGGCTACTTGCTCGCCAGTCATAAACTGGCGTGCCAAAGCAACCATACGGCGACCACACTCACTAATGGCTTGTTCAATCATAGCCAACTTATCTGCAGTCCTAGCGTTGCTTGCATCTTGAACCAACGAGGACTCTGTGGCGGTACGCCTAATTTCTGTTGTTCCACCACGCTGAATTTCTGACACACCAGAAACACGGTCAATGTCAGAAATAATCATTTGTGTTTGGTCATAAAAATCTGACGGATTAATAACAGCAGGAAACGCTGCAACAATGCTAGACAGAGCCTCGTCACTAATGACGGGAACCATTACATTGTCCTCGTCTGACTCTAGGGCTGTACGACCCAAGTTGTCAAACGCAGATTCTTTATACAAATATTTGCGTGAATACTTTTTACGGTGATTCATCATTTGGGTGCGGGTTTCATTCAACTCTCTTTGCAAAGGTTCAATAGATTCCAAGTCACCAATAGGGTAAAAATGGTCTGGGACATCATAATTACGCAACATAACAAAAGGTTGCCCAAACGAATATGGCATCGGTGTTGGCTTAATCAAAAACTGGTCTGCAGAATCACAAAACACAGACATCATCTTTGTAGAAATGTCGTAGTATTCCCAAATTTCTGCGTAACCTTCAGTTTTGTCATAAATCTTTTTCTTACTAGGGTCATCCGAATATCGTCCGACAGCCATAGTTTGAATTTGGTCACGAGCAGCCTTAGAGTATCGTTTGTCACTTTTGACATCTGCCATTGGACGGCGGATACGCTGTGCAATCCATTTGATGTCGTGCATAGATGTTGCGTCAGGGTCAACAAACACATCCATAGGGCTAACCCTTTCAGCGAAAGGGCTATCCTCAACAACCACCGTGATAGGTGTTACTTCGTTGCCATCCACAGGGTCTAAGGCTTCGTGGTCGTTTACTTGTTCTTCTTCAACGAAACGGTAACCAACTTTAACCCATCCATGACCGCAAGTTAAACTGTCTTTCACAGCACGGCGGAACTCGGTACGGATATCTTTGTAACGCCACCAATAGTTTACTACCGCTTCAGCGATAACAGCGTTAGCGGCATTTGCTGGGTTGGTGGCGTTAACAGAAATTTTTGGATAGTTAACAGAAATGTTTGGTGCAATAATATTGATGGTTGCAAACGCAATATTGATTGAAAGTCTGTCCTCGCTACGAAAATCTTCGTACTGTAAACCTTTATACATGTCAGTCATTCTGCGCCAAGTCGCATCATAACCGTCATCCTTACGCCAACGCTTAGACGCTTCTAAGCGTTGCTTATAATGCTTCAGGTGGTCATAACTAGATTTCTTAGCCATTATTCTTGTTTCCCATCATGCCAACCAATATGGTTGTCAATTTTTGTTGCGACCTTATCCACCTTAGAACCAATCACCCGAAGCAAAATCCTTGCCTCCGCATGCTGGTCCGTATTCTCTTTCCTAAGTTTCTGCAAAACGACCACTACAGGTCCCGTAATCAAAGCAACCAAAACAGGAACCCATATTTCAGCCATAGTTTATACTCGCTCAATAGTCAAGCCCGCAGCCTTGGCTTCCTCAACCTGTTGCTTTTCACGAAACTTTACACTCGGCTGATTATGCCAATCATCCTGACCCCAAGTAAAACCTAGGCGAACATCCTTAACATGGCATGCAAAACATATCTCACCTCTACGGGGGAGTTCATCAGCAGCAAAGGTTTTCTCACATTTTTCGCAATTAAACATCATAATAGTAACAGTTCCGTTCCCAAAAACTAAAAAGGGACCCGTTTCCGAACATTATGTGAACCTATAAACACTTTATTCTCATTTGTTTGACTAAAAAGGTGTTGTTCCCACCATAACAAACTATTTTTAGGCACAGAAACATCACCCCTATATTCTGGTAGCCAAACATATTTGAGCATCTGCACCGCAATAGCCAAACTAATAGTACGGTCATCGTGCGGGCTGCCAGTAGTCCGCCCATTCTCTTTCCGAACATAAGTTTTTAGTTCTGCAATTGTTTTCATACAAACCAATTGCAAACCATCATCACGCAAAATAGCACTCAGTTCATCAATAGCCAAAGGTTTACTAGTTGTCGTGGTACGCCAACCCAACACATCCGTAGTGTCAGCACGGACAGAAGTTAAACGGCGTTGTTTATAAAGATTCTTATAACCATGCTTCTGTGCAGCCTTGAGGGTGGTTAAACCATGATTATTGGATTCAATACCAATCAAACAGTTGTTGTACCACCAACCTAGTTCAGCCAACAGTTCCCCAAATAGGTCTGGTTCAATGTGTCCATGCCAATGCGCAGCCACCTGACCAGTAGACGCATCAATAATATGGGCTGAACTATAATCACCATGAGATAAACCTTCAGCAACATCGGCACCAATCGTATAAACGCTATCTAGTTCTGGATACAACCAAACCGACAAGTTTCCTTCTGGGGCATGGCGAAACTCGCCATTGCCATCAGCAAACAAATGAAAATATCCTTGGTCGGGTTCAATTGTTTCCAACAGGTTCAACATATCTATGTCAAATACGGGGTTTCCTGATTTGATGAACGCTTCTTCAGGGAAGCGTGGATATTCTTGGTGCATTTGCCAAGACTGCATGTTTCTCGCTTTTGCTGTATACCAGTCCTCGTTGCGTTCACCATCAGCGTCCCAAGGGAAAAAGATTCCTTTAAATTGGTTGGTGCCAGTCTGCGAGCCAACCCATAACTGATGAAAAAAGTTGCCACTACCATTAGCGGTGGACAAACCAATAACACGACCACCCACATCCGCAATCGGTTCAATAGATGCCCACGCTTCCTCAGGGTTCGGTAAGAACGCCCACTCGTCTACAATAACTAGATACACAGATTCTCCACGAGCAGGGTCATTTCCAGAAGGTAATGACTCAATAGCAGACTCGTTATCAAACATCATTTTAAGTTGATGGTCAGTTGTTTGTTGCGGTCCACGCTCTTTCATCCACTGCGGAATAAATTTAAAACCATACTTACTTTTAGCCAACAACTTCACAGACTCACGCTCAGTACGGGACAACATGACAACAAAACGGTCTGGACGAAAAAACACTAGCCAAAACGAGTATGCGCTAGCCAAAGTAGAAAACCCAATCTGACGAGCCTTCAGAACAATACTGTAGCGTTCGGTCATCCACGCACGCATAGTTTCCATTTGCGCTTCACGCAACTCAAACTGAATACGACCCTTCTCAGGATGTTTAATAGACCAATAGGTAGAACAAAAGTATTGGAACGCAGCCAACTGTTCATCTATGGTGGCGTTTTCGGGTCCACGACATAAACGCCACTCTTTTTCGTTTAACAAAACATTTAAATCCAAGGTTCACCACCCCAAGGCTGCCAACCCGCATAATCATACATAACCATAAACGCTTTAGCGTTTATAATCGGGTCCCATAAATCAGCACAAGTTTTCAAAACTTTTTTCTCCTGCAACCAACCCAACCTAGAGTAGCGTGACGGTTGGCACCAGTACCCGTTGATTTGGAACAACCCGTAAGACCCACCGTTAGGGTCCTTCGGGTTGAAAGCCAGTTGTCTGCACCGTGATTCACGGTGCATAATGTAATCAACCTGCAACATCATCTTGCGGTCCTCGGAAACCAACCGAATAATGTGTTCACGATTATCACACCGCAAATTCATCGGCTTCTTAGCGTGGACAACAGTCCCACCCAACAAAGAATAACACAAAATAGCGACTATCAAAAGTTTCTTCATATAACTCTATTCCAGACAACATCAGCCGTCCATAGACAATATATTACTTAGTTTGCAACCATGCTGTTACTGCTTCAGGAATATTATCCCCAGCAACATAACGAAGATGCCAAGGTTCATCGGGTACAACTTCCCAAGACCAACCAAATTTAGCAACATTATTAAACATCCATTCTAAACGCTCACCATTGGAACCTGCAACATCAACAGCAACACCCAACATGTGTTTAGAACATGTTTTAGCATCATCGTTTGGTGCAGCCAAAGGCGCATTTTTAGGTTTCAAATAATACTTAACACCATTATAGGTCCTTGTAGACGCATTAACAATTTCATCTGTCTGATAGCGTTGCATAAACCCAGCCTTCTGCTGGGCAATACTGCGAAACATGTCCCCGACACTGGACGGAGCCAAATTGATACCATCAAGTTTGGCGGCAGCCTCCATAGCCTCCCAAGCGTCAGCAGCACACAACTCTAGTGAGCCACCCTTAACTACTTTTCGCAACATGACAGGGGTCACCTGACTAGGCTTCTTGCCCTTCAGGTGTTTGCAGGGTTTGAATGGTGTTATAAACAATTTCAAAGATTACTTCTTCTTTTTACCTTTAAGATATTTTTTGGCTTGACCCTGCATATCTTTTTCAGCAATATACTGCAATTTATAATCAGAAGGCATACCCATTTTCTCTAGAACGCTATTAGCCTTACGCTTAGATTCGTTATCGCCCAACCAAACACGGTTGTCACCAAAATCTATAGGTGACTTCTTCTTAGCCATTACTTGACTGCGACCTTCGGAGCAGCCTTTTTCTTAGCCTTTTTAACAGTCAACGGCTTCCCCTGAGAAGTTTTGGAACCGATAAACGATGCAACAGTCGGGTCACCAATTTTAGTAGAAGCCCATGACAGTCCTGCAGCGACCAATGGCATAGCCATAGCAGTCAAAGCAGCATCAACATTATATTTTACACACAAATAAACTACAATACCGAGAACTCCGCCTTTGGCGGTTTGGTCAACTGACTGATTACGGTTATTCATTTTTTATCTCCTAGGAGTACGCCAAGCATGTGAACCATGATGGCTACCAATGTTATCTGTATACCCAAAGTCCTAGTTGAACCCGACAAGGTAATTAGAACCATACCAGTTCCAGCCAATGTCCAAGTCAAAGCATGGATTTCGGTTATAATCTTCTTCATACACTTTAACCTATTTGTTCCTTCGTTGACCTGCAGCAACGGTGGCAGCCCCAGCAGCCACCGCTATAAGCGTCCT